CCGCGAAGTCGACCGCCAGTACCAGCTTTTTGGTGATTCGTCGTGGGCTGACCATATGACCTCGGAACAGGCCCGGGCTAACAACCAGGCCTGGAACACGATGATTCGCGAGCGCAACGAGCATCAGCGGGCAGAGAGCCGTCGAGTAATCAGCTCAGCGCTCAACAAGATGGAAGGCATGTGCGGCTCAGGCGCCGCCCGGAGGACTGTATGAACAAGAGTACCCGCCAGGCGGTGGTCGATATCATCGACTCTCGCTTCACTGCCATCTGCGAGAACTTCAGCGACACGCTTCGGGGCGAGCTGGTCATGGCCATTGACCTGGCCGGCCTAACTGGCGCCATCGACATTGCCGAGCAGCGCAGCTATGTCGAGCGCCTGAACCGCATCATTGCCCGCGATCACGAACAGTGGATGGAGATGCACGGGAGGGTGGCATGAGCACAGCACCTGTGAAATCGCTCATTGATGAGCAACTGGAGCAGATCGAGCGAACCCTGGCAGTGATCAGCTTCGGCCTGCCTTTCAACGAGGCCGTCGGTCTACCACGAGAGACGCCAGTCTCCAGCCTGACCCGGCGCCTCGGCACCACCATGAAGGGTCGGCGCATTGCTGTCCGGGTGCGGCCATGACCGGCTACCAGCGCGCAAGGCGATTCGCCATGTGGCGCGGGGGCTTCTTCACCCTTTCCCTTTGCACTGCCTGGATGCTCGCCAGCGCATACGCGGGCTGCATCACCTCCTGAGGTAAACATGAACACAACACCCCGCCTGGCCGCCCAGCTCGACTGGAGCACGGTCGGAGCGTTCTCGCCTGAGCGGTACCAGGGCGAAGAGCGCAAAGAGTACGAAGACGAGGCCGCTCGCATTGAGCGGCAGTGGGACAACCAACCGAGCTGAGGTGCCACATGGCAACCGTAACCCTGATCCTCGGCAAGTCCGGGGCTGGCAAGAGCGCATCACTGCGCAATTTCAAGCCTGATGACGTGGCCCTGGTCCAGGTCATCAAAAAGCCGCTTCCCTTCCCTGGCTCCAAGGCATGGAAGTCCTATGTCACCGACAACTGGGTCAAGGTGATTGGCGCCTGCCGCCAGACCAAGCGCAAGGTGATCGTTATCGACGACTTCCAGTACATCCTGGCCAACGAGTTCATGCGCCGGAGCGTGGAGAAGGGGTTCGACAAGTTCACCGAGATCGGCCGGCACACCTGGAACATCTTCGAAGCGCTGCTCAGCCTGCCCGACGACGTTCGCGTCTACATCCTCAGCCACACCGAGGAGACAGATGCCGGCCAGATCAAGATGAAGACCATCGGCAAGATGCTGGACGAAAAAATCACCTTGGAGGGAATGGTCACCATCGTCCTGCGCTCGGTGGTCAGTGACGGCCAGCACCTGTTCAGCACCCGAAACAGCGGGTCGGACACCACAAAGGCCCCGATGGGCATGTTCAACGAGGCGATGATCGATAACGACCTCGCCTTGGTCGATGCCGCGATCTGCGAGTACTACGACCTCACCAACACCACTCAGGCCGCATAGGAGCCTTCTGAATGTTCAACCTGGACGCAAATGCCGCGCGCTCCGCGGACAACAAGTCAGCCTTCATTGATGATGCTGGCAAGTTCATTGGCGAGTTCCTGCGCGCCGAGTACATGGAAAAGCAAGAAACGGGGTCGACAGGTATCGGCTTCACCTTCAAGAGCCGCGACGGTGCTGAGGCCACTTTCTACCTCAATCTGACCTACCAGCACGGCACCCGCAACGAGGGCGGCTACGCGATGATGAACGCCATCATGGCCTGCCTTCAGCTGCGCACCGTCGGGTCGCCGCAGCCTACCCAGTTCGAGAAATGGAACAACGACACCAAGCAGCGCGAACAGGTAACCGCGCCCGGCTTCCCTGAGTTGCTGAAAAAGCCTATCGGCCTGCTCATCCAGATGGAGATCGAGAAGAGCAGCCAGACTGGAATGCCGCGACCGATCATTTACGCACCATTCAGCGCTGAATCGGAGAAAACAGCATCCGAGATCCTGGACCCGCGCTGCACAACCCCGGCGAAGCTGGAAAAGATGGTGCAGCAGTTGATGAAGAAGCCAGTGCATGACCGTCGTCCGAAGTCCGCCCAGGTGGCCGGCGGATACGCCCAGCCTGACAACTACGACTACGGCGCACCGCCTGACTTCTCAGACGAAATTCCATTCTGATCACTCTGAGCAACAGTCCATCCTACTGCTGCAATGCCTTTCTCTTCCGCGATGGAACTCATATGACCGCCTACATTTTCGACTCTGAAACCACCGGCCTGAACAGCCCGGAACTGGTTGAGGCCGCCTGGCTGCAACTCGGCGCCGGCCTGGCCGTAACGGGCGAATTCTTGCAGCGCTACAAGCCGTCCAAGCCCATCGAACTGGGCGCCCTGGCAACCAGCCACATCCTGGACGAAGAACTGGCCGACTGCCCGCCTCACGACTCTTTCAAACTGCCTGAAGACGCCACCTACCTGATCGGTCACAACGTCGATTACGACTGGGGTGTGATCGGCAAGCCAGATATCAGGCGCATCTGCACCAAGGCCTTGAGCTCGATGCTTTGGCCGGATGCCGACTCGCACACACAGTCAGCGATGATCTACCTCCACTACCGGTCGGAGGCGCCCGAACTGCTGCGAAACGCCCACGCCGCGCTGGACGACGTCAAGAACTGCCGCCGCCTCCTGGCTGCAATATTCACCTCCCTGAAGGCGCAGCTGGGCCGGCCGGTAGCCAGCTGGGAAGAACTCTGGGAAATCTCGGAAGACGCTCGCATTCCAAAGGTCATCCGCTTCGGCAAGCACGCCGGCTCGAAGATCGAGGACATCCCGCGCGACTACAAGCGCTGGCTGCTCGGCCAGGCCGACATTGATCCGTACCTGCGGAAAGCACTGGAAAAGTAAGCCATGCCACTCCCCACCATTCTCGACCTGCTCCAGCGCCAGAAGGAACTGGAGCAGAACCTGCAGCTGCTGTTCAACCGCAGCTGTCAGTGGGGCCGTGCCGAACGAGTGCGCGGCGCTGCCACCATTGAGAACCTGACCCAGCAGCTGTTCGAGATCACCGAGCAAATCGACGCGGCGCGGGCGGCATGAGGCGGATCAACAACCTGGTTCGCCAGCGCCGGCGGCAAGAACAGTTCCACCTGCCGCCCAGCGGCCTCACGGAGCACAGACATGCAGAAAGCACCCTCTGGAGTAATCACCCTGCCGGCCTGGATGAATCGGCCGGTCAAGAAGCTATACAACACCCGCAGCGGCGGGCAGTACCGGCCTGATGATGTGGCCCTGGCCTTCGCCCTGAGCCTGCGGGAGCACGACAGCGCCGACCATCTGCGCAGGCTGGCCCGGCGCCTGGTCGACAAGGTCTGCCTGGAGCATCAGCCGAACATGAAGCGCCTGGCCCGAGAGCCGGACGATGCCGAGGCGTTTGCGGCTGCGCTCAAGATCATCAACCGGGTGTGCGACCTGCTCGACATCGGGCCGGACGCCACCTTCGTGCGCAATGGAGGCGATGATGGCTCTGACGCAGCAGCAGCGTGACGAGAAGCGCAGGGCCAAGGCCGAGCGCCTGCAGGAAGAAGACCTGCGCATGAAAGCCCGCCCGGGCACCCGCCAGGCCCTGGCCGAAATCATGGAATGGGCCCAGGTCGAGGAAAACGGCGAGGCCATGACCCTGCTGATCCACCGCATCCATGAATTAGGGCCTGAAGCGGCCCGCCACTTCCTCAGTGCGCCGCGCCACGAAATTGTTGTTTCGGATTTTGTGGCGCGACGGCTTGATCAGTTCCGCATCGGCCGAGAGCTGCGCGCGCCTGACCTGATGCTGGGCGATGACCCCGACGATACCGGTATCTACTTGCCGGAGATGGCCCTGATCAGCCCTGGTACTTCCGATCAAACCAATCGGTAGCGTACAAAAGCGCTCTCATCTCTGCATCTTCCCTGCTTTCGAATGGCCCGTTGATCGTCCCAAGTATCTCGTCATCCGAGTTCACATTTGCCACGACTTCAACTGCTTCCGGCGTCCAGTGCTGGTCAATGTCGCCCACTATGCGAGCCTCAACCTCAACGCCCTTACCGCGCCCTATCTCGATAACCATTCTGGTAGGCCACGGCTTGTCTTTCACCAAAGTCATTATCACTCCTTGATCCGGCCCCATGCCGGTCACCCGTAATACTCCATCCCAAACCAAATTGCCACCATGCCGCATCCGGCCACGGAGGGCGGCG